TCAAATAACCAACTTAACCCATTCCTGACCTCGAGTATCGTTATAGCGATCGGTGGTTGCCTGGACTTTATGTCCTAGTAATGTTTTTGTATCAATACCCTGTGCACGGTACAGCCGTTCTGATAGAGAGCGTTGTTCATGAAATGTTGGCGGAGTTTTTCCTGCTGGTGGAATTATCCCAGCCAGATCCCGTGCTTTGGCAAAGTAGTCGCTCAGGTTGTCTTTACTCATCGGCTTCGGTTGTTTCTGGTGCCGACTATGGATTAGATATGGACTTAATATTCTGTCTCGGCACCCATCAATAACTTCTTTTAACGTTATCCCAATGGCATCACAGCGTAGTGTAAGCGGTAACGCCAGACGCATTCCGGTTTTTCCCTGGGTGATATGCAAGTGTTCGTTCCACACATCTGAAAAACGCATGTGGCAAATGTCATCACGGCGCTGACCAGTAACAATCGCAAGAAGCATTGCGTTACGGATAAAGTGTTTTTCAGGCGTTGCATTGTAAATTTTTTGCCAGTCTTCCATGGTGAGCCTGGCTCTGGTTACTTTAGGGATCGGTTTACGGGTAGCCTCCGGAGGATTCCATCCAGGAGGAACTTCCCCTGCATGCTGTGCTTCTTTATAAATATCAACCCATAATCCACGATTTACTCTCGCTGTGCTGACCATGTCTTTATCCAGCCACTCATCCAGTATTAATGCAAAGTCTCTTACTTCCAGTTCTTTCAATGGGTGGTTTCCCAGACGGGAAACCAGGTATGCAGCCATTCGGGTTTTTTCTTTGTGAGTTGTAGCTGCAATATCTCCATTTTTCAGTCGCGTGTCCTGTATTTTCAGATATCGATCAACCCATGCCTTTAATCTGATACCCCGACGTTTTGTTGCTGACGGACTTTCATCAATTTTGCGCATGAAATATTCAGCTTCTGCTGCAGCTATTCGCTGATTGGCTGTGGAAGCGATTTTTTCTGCCTTACCTTTGTCTGTTCCGAGTCCGTGAAATTTTCCAGTCACAGGATTTTTATACTGGTAGTAAACTCTGCCAGTTCTGCGATCAAACTTTTCGTAAAGACCGGCTACGTCAGTGCTGTTTTTTCGTGGCCTCGGTGACATGAGTTAAAATCTCCTTCAGTGCATCATCATCGCCAGTATGAATTTCCGGCGCAATTCCCGTTTCACCAGGCCCAACAAATACTGCTCGGCGATCTATCAGCCAACGCCCACGAATTTTTTGTGGTCTTGGAACGATGTATCCTAGTTTTCCGTATTTCACCAGGGTAGTGTTTGTTATTGGGAGACTGAACCGTTTTGGTTTCCACTCGTCGAGCGTTATCAGGTACTGTTCGCTCATGGCTATCACTCCGGAACGCGCCAGTTGCAGAATATCAACGACAACTGGCGACGGTTGAACATTAAAAATCAGCCTGATTCGGGATCAGTTTTTGCCAGATAGCTGAAACGTATTTTGCCTGGTGACGAGCGTCATCAAGTGCATTATGGCGCTCACCTTCGAATGGAATAGCCGTTCTGGCATCGAAGTCTATGGCTTTCCCCAGCTCAACGATTGTGCGTACATCGCGATCGTTGTAGTAACGCCACGGGCAGGGGATCCCCTGCCGTTCGTATGAACGGCGCAAAATCGTGTTGTCGAAGTTGGCTCCATTTCCCCAAACCTGAACAAAAAATTCACCGGAGTTTTCGTCGATAAATTCCCGCAATTGTAACAGTGCATCATCTAACGGGATTTCATCGGTCATAATGGCAGATTGCGCTTCGCGTGATTGCTTAAGCCACCATTTAATGGTGTCCCGATCAATGACTCCGCCAGCAGTTTCCAGATCGATAGTCTTACTAAATTCCGGTCCCATATCTCCGGTTTGCGGATCGAAAAATATTGCACCTATTGAGATGATCGGGGCATCAGGATTTTTTCCCATGGTTTCAAGGTCGATCATTAGATGGTCACACGTCCTGCTGGTGGATGTGATTTTGTGATGACCGTTCACCTTAATTGAGTGATCTGCCGTCTCGCCAGTTTCATTATCGCTATTGTGATGCTGATTGCCGCCAGTGTTCTCCTTGTGTGGATGTTCAGCGCCTTCCATTTCCTCCGGATCATCTTCCTGAACTTCAACCTGATACTCTTCATCGAATGTTTCTTGGTATGTTGCGTCGCCCATCACCGCACCACAATCAGGGCAGTTGCCGCCGCCGGTCTGATCGCAGGCGGTGCAGACTTTTTCCACTTCCTGTTGCACTACTGGTTCAGGTAGTTTCGTTTCTGGCTCGTTTTGTTGCGTATTTGGGCTGTTTTGTTCCGCTTTCTGGTCGTTCTGTTCCGTTTCTTGCTGGTTCTGGTTCACAGAATCGCGGGTTTCAATCCCCTTCACCCATTTCGGATCATTCGGATCGCTAATCCCTGCAACAAATTCACCACGTGATACTGCAAGCAGTTCATCGGCGTCAGGCTGGCTGATATTGGCTGCCTGCATAATTTTGTTTACTTCGTCAGCGGTAACTTTTACCGGCCCTGGTTGTGCGGTCGTGTCAGATGCACCAGTATTTTGTTGTGAACCTGAGTATGTACCGTTTTTGCGGGCGAAATATTCTTCTTTCGTGATTTCAGTAGCCCCTGCAGCCAGTGCCTTATCCAGACCAGAAAGTTTGTTTGCGCGACCGTATTTTTCGCTATCCTTGTCGGTGAAGAGGAAGTAGAACGGCCCTTCACGCTCTACAGATGGTTCGACTTCCACTTTGCATTCGGTTTTTTCGTTGTCCGGAATTGCCGTTTCCACTGCATCAGTTTCTGGTACTGGCGACGAGAGAGTATCAGTTGCGCTCTGATTTCTTCCTTCATCTTCAAACACGCCCTTTGTAGTCAGGTATTCAGTAATGTATTTGTTCAGTGCCACAGGGTCTTTGTGAATGTCGATCGGACGTTCACGGACAAGGCCAAAAATAGTCTGGCGGTCGTAGCGAAGGGCATCAGGCTGTTTGCGCATTGATGCCGAGATACGCTTCCAGTCTTCGCGGTCGTTGTCGATAACTTCATTTTTTGCCCAGCGATGGATGCTGCCGTCAATGTTTCCGGCATCCACATCACCAGGCCAGAGAGCGTAGGCCAGTTCGTCATCCAGTGTTTTCCATGTCTGCTTGTATTCGCGATGAGTGGCAGCAATGACCGGGCTGATTTTTCCTGTTGAATTTTCAGTGTTCTGTTGATTGGCTCTGGCGCGGGCGAGATCAACAACAGACGTGTATTTTCCGGTTTCCTTGCGTTCACCTTCGCGACGTTTTTTCCAGATGCGCATCTCTGCCTGAATTTCGGGCCATTTGGCACCAGGCTTACATTTATGCTTAACCCACCCGATGGCATGCAGCTTAAGCTCCGGATACATGGCGTTAACTTCTGGCATTTTCATCAACGCTTCAACGATATGTCCGTCGAATGTTGCCATGTCTTCCTGCAACAATTCCTGCGCGCTAATCACCATATCAACGGTGATGTTTTCACATGTGTCGAACTTAACCATGACAGCGTTCTGTACTTCAGGGGCCAGCTTGTCAAAAGTGACGTTCATCGGATCTGATTCAGTCTCAACCGGGACAAAGGAAGCAGACTCCTCATCCCAGCGGTTTTCCTGCATATATTCAGCATCCCAGGAATCGAGGGCAGGGCGGGGTATACCGGGTTTATCCTCGCAAACAAGAAATTTATAAGCGCAGTCCTGAGCAGCCGGATAATGTTCCAGGAATTGCCAGTGAAATTTTGCGCGGGCGCGACGTTCATCACCGGCTTCAATGGCAGTGGCTACAGCGACTGCACCTTCTTCCTTTATTGCCTGTTCGTCCGGAATGGCGGCGCAAATAAAGACTTTACTCATTTTGTTTTACCTCATTACAGATTTAAGGGTGAACAAATCCCTGCCATTTCTGGCATATAAGAATGAAATCGGATGTTTATTACGGAACTGTTTTAAAGACCTGCCGGGATTTCGTTATTATCCTGGTGAATAACTTTATCGACCGGGTAACAGTTACCGGGAATTTTCTGTTCGGTTGCTGCAGTCACACACTCCTGCATTGTCCTGTGAACACTGACTGCAATATCAACTGGCTCTCCGGAAACAAGAAAAACTGTCAGAACAAGCGCAAATGCTGTATTCATTGCCAGCATCCTTTTTGTATCGGACGTAAACGGGCCAGCATTGAAAGAATGCATATTTTATTTAATAACTCCCGTTCGTGTTTTCTCTTGTTAATGGCATCTTCAGTAAATACAGGGTTACTGATAGTGACACCAATTTCAAAACAACCTTCAGACGTATTAACGTTTGGTAATAACGTTTCCATTATCGCGTCCTCAACAATGAATTTTGTGATGCAGTGCCTGGTGCCTCCAGGTGACGTTAACCAGTTAACAATTAACGCCGGATACAGAGAGTCCACCCATAACACTGTTTTTGGTTTTAACTGTTCCGCGTGCGCTGAGCCGCATTCACCGCATCACAAAATTCACTTTAAAAAGGGCGGCAGAGCAGTCACGGAGTAAAACTGATACCGCCAAACGTCACCAGAAAATTGATAACAGAGGGCGTTGCAGCGGGGTTGTCGCTTAAGCGTATGGTCAACCTGACAACCCGGTGTCCTCAACGGGGAAGGAATAACCCCGCCATACTTACCGCCGCGCCATTTCGCGGGTTGCCACAACCGGAAGCGCACGGTCGACGAAAATTTAACGACAGGCTATCTATGAACCAGCTACCTCGCCGTGCGCTTTCGCGTTATGGTCTGACTTTTCAGGGAAATATCCTTTCAGTAAACTGTCAGTGCCGGATGCTCACCCGTGTCCGGCGCACGCACTCCACCTCACCCGTGGAGAACTCCTTAATTACCAACCTTAGCTTCGTTGGTTAGCTATTAACGCGGGTATGTAATCATTCTGGCAATGCTTAATGCCGCTGCTTTTTCCAGATTGGTGATATCCTGCTCCAGAGCGGACAGATTTTCAGCCTGCTTAGCCCTGGCTTCATTAGCCCATTTCAGATCCTGCGCTGCATTAATTTTCTGGCGCATCCACTCATAAAGTTCATCATCGGTATAGTCTGGCGCGATTATGACGGGTTCTCGTTTCTGCATACTGATTCCTCGCGGTGCTACTTCGCTTATCAGCCGTTAGATTTTGCCGAGCTGGAAAGCGCCTGTTTAAACTCACTGAAGCTGAGAGCTTCTTCGCCTTCGGCAAGGTCTTCGAAGTATTCTTCGTAAGCCTTTTCCATGATTGTGTCGAAATCCATATCACTCACCTGAGTTTCTTTCCAGCCAGCGACGGGCACCATTTTCGGTTTTAAACGTTTTGCTTTTGGTATACGTCATCGCGGTGAACGTGCCGTCCTGGTTGGGAAACACGCAGTACACCAGAGATTCGTTGTTGCCAAGATCGATAGTATCCATGCTGACCTCATTTCCCCTTAACGCCGGGGTAGCGGAACAAAAACCTGCTGCATAGTTATTAAAGTTGAACCCTGCCGTCATGTTCTTACGCCTCGGGCTGGCTACTTAACCCCTGACCACTGCCTGGTAACTCGAAGTATTGCCCTGCATTCTGTGGGGCGGGGTGGGTTGGTATGAAAAGAAGGATACCCATAGGTATTTAAAAAGTAAATACCTATGGGTAAATTTTTGCGGTGTCTTAACTGGTGACTAGTTGTTTGGTGAGCTATGATGCGTTTTGTGCTTTCTTTTTACGGATTTCTTCGTAGATCATATTGTAATACTGTTTTTTCTCTTCAAGAGTTTTTAATAATTTATCCGCTTCACTTTCTGGCAGTTCGTCTAAGAGATCTAAAAAAATACGTTGTCGTGGCGTTAGAACCCTTGTTTCATAACTGGAGGCTGTGTTCGTTGATGATGAAACGATACCATCCATCCATCCCCGGGGTAACCCAAAGGACTCTTCGATAATCTCCACCATATCATCAGCGATCCGTTTTTTTCCCTTTTTCCCCTCTGGGTACAACATTCTTGATACATAAGAAGGCTCGCGCCCGATCTTTCTGGCCACGTTAACCGCTTTACCATCGCATTTCTCATCACGAATTTTGATGAGTTGCTGTCGTCTAAATTCATATTTGTCCATAGGTAAATAATAGATGCGATTACCGCAAGGTAAACAACCTGTGGGTATTGACTTTTGTTTACCTGTGGGTATTCTTTGCTGTGTTTACTAAGGAGTAGTTATGGAAGAATTAAGAATATTTCTCAATTCTCTTTCGTCAGATGAACAGCGTATGTTTGCATGCGAGTGTGGTACCAGCATCGGTTATCTAAGAAAGGCATTGAGTAAAGGTCAAGTGTTAGGGGCATCGTTATGTGTCCTTATTGAGCGAGCCAGTAATGGTGAAGTTACACGTCAGCAACTAAGGCCTTTTGATTGGATGAATATTTGGCCCGAGCTGGAAGATACCAAAACGTTAACACAACCACTTTCTAGGAGCTTGATTCATGAAAATCAAGCATGAACACATCCGCATGGCGATGAATGTCTGGGCGCATCCGGACGGCGAAAAAGTACCGGCTGCGAAAATTACCAAAGCGTATTTCGAGCTGGGAATGACGTTCCCGGAACTGTATGACGACAGCCATCCGGAAGCCCTGGCCCGTAATACCCAGAAAATTTTCCGTTGGCTGGATAAAGACACCCCTGATGCTGTTGAAAAAATGCAGGCTCTGTTACCGGCGATCGAAAAGGCGATGCCGCCTTTGCTGGTGGCCCGTATGCGCAGCCACAGTTCTGAATATTACCGTGAGATCGTCGAACGGAGGGATCGGCTGGTGAAGGATGTCGATGATTTTGTTGCGTCAGCGGTTGTTTTGTATGACCAGATGAATCGCGGCGGCCCGGCAGGGAATGCTGTGGTGATGCACTAAAAGCACGGTGTTCGGGGGTTTTATGAGCAGCAAGCTTCATGGTCTTGTCTGGGAAGGGTGCGCCTTCACCGGCATGATCTTATCCAGGGTGGCGGTTATGGCCCGTCTTGCAGACTACAGCAATGATGAGGGCGTGTCATGGCCTGCCATTGAAACTATCCGGCGTCAGATCGGTGCAAGAAGTGAATCCACAGTGAAATCGGCTATTGCAGAACTGGCGAAAGAGGGCTGGCTGACGAAGGAAGAGCGTAAGGTCGGTGGGCGTAATGTAAGCAATATCTATCGGCTTAATGTGGAAAAACTCGAAGCAGCTGCTGCGGCGGCGCGTGAGTCATATAAACCGAAAAGAAAAATTAGCCCGGCAAAAAATGACCCGTTAACAGTTGACCCGTCAAATATTGCCCCCTCAACGGTTGACCCGTCAAATTTTGATGGATCAACTGTTGATAACAAACTGCCGATTAGGGGGGCGATGATTGACCCCGATCCGTCAGTATTAAAACCTGATCCGTCAGATAAAAGATCTTCTTGTCCGGACGCTTCGCAACCGGACCCGCAGACGGCTGAACAGAATTTTTTAACCCGACACCCTGACGCGGTTGTGTTCAGTGCGAAAAAACGCCAGTGGGGAAGTCAGGAAGATTTGGTGTGCGCACAGTGGATCTGGGGACGAATCGTGAGTCTTTACGAGCAGGCGGCCAGCGATGATGGCGAGATCACGAGACCGAAAGAACCCAACTGGACTGCATGGGCCAATGACGTGCGGACAATGCGGATGCTGGATGGCAGAACTCACAGACAAATTTGTGAAATGTTTGGGCGTCTCCAGCGGGATTCGTTCTGGGTAAAAAACATCATGAGTCCGGCAAAACTCCGGGAAAAATGGGATGAACTGGTTATCCGCCTGGGGCGTTCGCCCGCGCAGCGTTGCGTGAATCACATTTCTGAACCGGACACTGAAATACCGCCGGGATTCAGGGGGTGACGTGTCATGAAAAACATTCCGGCAGTTGGGGTTCTTGAACGTATTCGCAGACTTGCACCACAGGGGGCGGTTCCACCGTACCGGACGGTGGAGGAGTGGCGGGAATGGCAACTTGCTGAAGGACGAAAACGCAGCGAGGAGATTAACCGCCTGAATCATCAGGTGTGGGTTGAAAAAATCCTGAACCGTGCGGGCATCCAGCCGCTTCACAGGAAGTGCTCATTCGGGAACTACCGGGTGCAGAACGACGGTCAGCGCCATGCTCTGAGCCAGGCGAAATCCATTGCCGATGAATTGATGACCGGATGTACAAACTTCGTGTTCAGCGGTAAACCTGGTACCGGTAAAAATCACCTGGCAGCAGCGATTGGCAATCGGCTGATGGCGAAGGGGAGAAGCGTGATTATCGTCACCGTGTCCGATGTCATGAGCGTGTTGCATGACGGCTACGACAACGGCCAGTCCGGGGAAAAATTTTTACAGGAGCTTTGTGGAGTTGACCTTCTGGTCCTTGATGAAATTGGCATGCAGCGGGATACGCGCAACGAGCAGGTCACGCTGAACCAGATAGTCGACCGCAGAACGGCTTCGATGCGTAGTGTCGGAATGCTGACGAACCTGAATCACGCAGCGATGAGCACACTCCTCGGAGATCGGGTGATGGACCGTATGACCATGAATGGTGGTCGTTGGGTGAATTTTAACTGGGAGAGCTGGCGGTCAAACGTTGGACGTCAGGGTATGTGAGAATTTTTGACGAGGTAAATTTTCGATGGAAACTGTATTGCATGCACTGAAAGCGATGGGAAAAGCCAATTCTGTTGAACTGGCGGCGCGGCTTGATATCAGCCGTGAAGAAGTTCTTAACGAACTGTGGGAACTCAAAAAAAATGGCGTTGTTGATAAAACGGGTCACACCTGGTTTCTGGCTGTCGAAGGTGAAGCCGGGGTAACCGAAGGGCAGGCACTACAACCTGAAGCGCCGGATGTGGTAACCGAAGAGGTCGCTCCAAAAGTTACCGCAGACATGATGGTTGAGTTTATCGGTCAGGATGGTGCTAAAACGTGTGAGGAACTGGCGGGTAAGTTCGGCGTCAGTACTCGCAAGGTTGCTTCCACGCTGGCGGTGGTAACCGCAACGGGGCGGCTGGCACGCGTTAATCAGAACGGTAAATTTCGTTACTGCATGTCGGGGGGGTAATTTACCAGCAGATCCGAAAGCCGCGCCGGTAACGAAAAATGATGGTAAGGCCTTTCCTCAGCCAGCAGGTGCTGCGTTACCAGTCCGGGAAGCCGCAACACAGGAAGAAATTAAAACAGAAACTGTGGCGGACATTGTGCAGCCGTTGCTATCGTTTACCGAAACGCAAGCAGATGAGCTGATTTTTCCGTCCCTGCGCAGGGCAAACCTGGCGCTGCGCAGGGCGAAAAGTGATGTTCAGAAGTGGGAGCGAGTCTGCGCCGCGCTGCGGGAGCTGAACAAGCACCGGGATATTGTTCGACAGATTACTGATTCTTCCCGCCGTGTTGTATCGGAAAAGTGATAGCCGGAGGCGCTTATGGCGAAACCTTTTACACACGAACAGCGTGAAGAACTGAAGGCCCGAATTATCGGGCTGGTACGCAAAAATGAACGCATGACGATATCACAACTGGAGAGAGCGACGGGAGCAGGCTGGCATTCAGTCAGACGTTGCCTTGTGGATGTACTGGCTTGTGGCGATTTATACATGCCCGGTAAATACGGTGTTTTTACATCAGAACAGGTGTATCGCGTATGGCGTAAGGCAGCGGAGAAAGCAACCGACCAGACATTGATTCGAAAGTTACCAGACGGAGAAATACGCCGCTACGACAGACAACAGAACATAATCTGTGGCGAGTGCCGGAAGAGTGAAGTTATGCTGCGTGTACTGGCGTTCTATCAGGGCAATTTTCAGGAGGCGGTACTGTGAGTGAATTAGCTATCAGGCTTCAATTGTCGCTGGCATTCGCATCAAAGGAGAATGAGATGACCACTTTTACAAAAGAGCAGTTAATCAGTCATGTTAGTGAAAATGTAAAGGCGATGAAATTTGCAGTAAAACAGACAGTATTCAAAAATTCTCTCGAGGCAATTGAGTTGGATTTAGCACTGGCCCTTGTTGCTCAGGCTTCGCTGGAAGCAGAGCCCGTGCTTTATATGAATCGATTTACCGGAAAGACATTCTCACTGGAAGAGCAACCCGGTGCTGATAAGGAACCGGAAATATACGTGCCGCTATATGCTGCCCCGCCAGACAGCGCCGCCATGCTTCAGGCTGGAAACTTTCGGGAAAATAAGGGTTCGTCAACCAATAATTTTCGGGAAATCTCGGAAACGTCAACCAACTATCCGGTAACTCCGGATGGTTGGATAAGCTGTAGTGAGCGAATGCCGGATGATGGTCAGCACGTGATTATTTTATGTGATGGCGCATTCGTTCTTTATGCGCAATATCGAGACGGTGAGTTTTTTGATGTAGTCCGTAATGGTGATGAATTTTTCGAAACACAGAGCCGCAATGTAACCGACTGGATGCCGCTACCAGAACCGCCGCAGGAGGTGCGCCAATGATCTGGCCTGAAGCCTTTGCAATTACAGGCGTTGCTATAGCTATTGATTTTTTAGTATATGTTATTTGTCGGTGGGGGTAAAAACGTTCGCCGGGATTCACACCAAAGGAGGGAATATGTCGGATGATATTTCACTGGCAATGGAAGGTGCTCTGGCTGTTATTGCTGTTGTGGGCGTTTACTGCCTGGTTGTGTTTTTGATGGATCGACTAGGGAACTGAATTCATTACGATATGGGAATTCCCATATCGGGTAAAAACGGTTTGCGGTAAAGCGAGAGTTAAGTAGAATTGCTGCGGGTGCTTGAGGCTGTCTGCCTCGGGCATGCCACCGTAAGGCAGACAGAGAAAAGCCCCAGTTAACATTACGCGTCCTGCAAGACGCCTAACATTAATCTGAGGCCAATTTCATGCTAGACATATGTAGGTTAGCCTCTTACGCGCCGAAAGGCAAGGAGATGTATGGGTCCACCACATATTGCAATTTTTATTCTCTTTTAAAATATATTCCACGGGCGTCATTAGTGCGAGCGCCTTGTGGGGTCTTTTGCTGTTATACAGCACCAGATATTCCGCCAGCTTCTGGTTAAATAGCGCCAGATCTTCAAAGAGTAAAATCTCATTAAATTCAATAAACTGCTCTCTTAACGTCCGGTTAAAACGTTCACAGATAGCGTTCATTTTTGGCGTGTAGGGATAGGTCCAGAGGTGTTTGATAGCGGCTTCCTGCAGCGTTTTGTCGAAGTTTCCCAGGAACTCTTTTCCGTTATCTGTGATTATCTGGCTGATACCGACCGGGAACAACCGGGCTGCGCGGCTGAAGAAGTGATTGACGATATCACTGTTGAGTGACGGCACAGCCAGCGCCAGCGCGTAATTGCTGCATTCGTCGATCATGGTGATGACATAGCGACGCAGTTCGCCCATTCTGAGCTCAATGGCGTCCATCCCAATGAGCTCACCTGTCTTTACCGGGCGGTAGTGCTTTGGCCTGCGGGGTTTGGCAGACCGCTTTTTGACAAGCAGTGCCTTCCCCCGCGATCCCAGACGCACAGGTATCATCCGCATTTTATCATGTGCGGCAGCGATCATTCTGCCGATGGTGGAAACACTCGGACAGGCCAGATAGCGCTGTTCGCACCAGGGCTTCAGGCGAACAAAAATCTGCTCTTTACCGAGGTTCGGCAGCTCTGTCCTGAGGCGTCGAATCTCTTTCAGCACATCGGGATGCCAGTGTTTTTTTCGTCGCACCAGAGGTGCCTTACTGTGCGGGATTAGCCCCTCAGGTCCTTCCTTGTTCAGTAACTGACGCCACCAGTAAAGCGTGCGGCAGGACACGCCAAAGGCTTCAGAAGCTGCAGAAATACCGTGTTTATCCCAGAAGTGCAGAGCCTTCATTCTCATTGTTGCTATATCAGCCATCACTGAAAGCCTCAACGCATAATCGGCCGTTTGGTAGTACTTAGGATAGCCAACCATCAGATGCTGCATTTGCATAGTGCAATCTCCCCTTACTTATCCGGAGGCAATTGCAATATCTCTGTGAACTTACACAGGAGAAGCAGGCTATGAAGCAGCAAAAGGCGATGTTAATCGCCCTGATCGTCATCTGTATCACCGTCATAGTGACGGCACTGGTAACGAGGAAAGACCTCTGCGAGGTACGAATCCGAACCGGCCAGACGGAGGTCGCTGTCTTCACAGCTTACGAACCTGAGGAGTAAGAGACCTGGCGGGGGAGAAATCCCTCGCCACCTCTGATGAATCAGGCATCCTCAACGCACCCGCACTTAACCCGCTTCGGCGGGTTTTGTTTTTTCCTGGCATTCTGGTTTACAATTCGCACGCCAGCCTGAACAACTGGCACCTGCTGCGCCAGCAGAGACAACCGATGGCGCACGATACCAAATTATACAATTCTGATGATTCTGCCGTCTTTGCCAGCAGGCGCGGACGGTGTTTTCACGCATTCAAATCTGACTGGTACCAGCATCCCCCATGCACTGAAGAACAGGCCGAATGGCTCATTCAGTGTTACCGCAGGCGCGGATGCGAGGTTAAAAAAGCCCTTAGCCTCGACTACCGTCACTGGATAATCTCCGTCAGGCTCCCTTACTCCGAACGGCCACCGCGTCCGTCCCGCACATTCCAGCAACGGATCTGGAGGTAATGTGCGGGTATTACTTCGACCTGTTCTGGTACCGGAACTCGGTCTGGTTATCGTTAAGCCAGGCCGTGAATCAATGTCAGCATTCCATAACGGCAGAATACTGGTGGAGCCGGAACCAAAAAGCATGCGAGCTCTGCCGTCCGGGGTTGTACCTGCCGTTCACCAGCCGCTGGCGGAAGATAAATCACTACTGCCATTTTTCAGCGATGAGCGGGTGAGCCGTGCTGCGGGTGGCGCTGGTGCACTGTCTGACTGGTTATTACGTCACGTGAAATCCTGCCAGTGGCTACACGGTGATTATCATCACAGCGAAACCGTCATTCACCGTTACGGTACCGGCGCAATGGTGTTGTGCTGGCACTGCGACAACCAGCTGCGTGACCAGACATCCGAATCACTCGGGCAACTTGCTCACCAAAACCTGTCTGCATGGATGATTGACGTCATACGCCATGCAATGAATGGCTCGCAGGAACGGGAATTATCGCTGGCTGAATTATCCTGGTGGGCGATCCGCAATCAGGTGGCGGACGCGCTACCGGAAGCGGTATTACGTCGTTCGCTGGGGTTGCGTGCGGAAAAAATCCGCTCAATGTACCGTGAAAGCGACATCGTACCGGGAGAGCAGACCGCCACCAGCATACTGAAACAGCGCACAAAAAATCTTGCGCCGCTGCCTCACGCCCACCAGCAACAGAACCCGCCACAGGAAAAGACGGTGGTCAGCATTGCTGTTGATCCGGAGTCTCCGGAATCTTTAATGAAGCGACCTAAACGTCGCCGTTGGGTAAATGAGAAATACACACGCTGGGTAAAGACACAGCCGTGTGCGTGTTGTGGTAAGCCAGCGGACGATCCTCATCATCTGATTGGTCATGGTCAGGGTGGAATGGGAACAAAATCCCACGATATTTTCACGCTACCGCTGTGTCGGGAGCATCACAACGAGCTTCATGCGGATCCGCTGGCGTTCGAAGAAAAGCATGGTTCCCAGGTTGATTTAATTTTTCGTTTTCTTGATCACGCCTTTGCGACTGGCGTGCTCGGGTAAAAGAGGTGACTGATGCTCATAGAGTTTGTTTTGCCTTACCCGCCGACGGTGAACACCTACTGGCGACGTCGTGGCAGCACATATTTTGTATCAAAAGCCGGTGAGCGTTATCGCCGGGCTGTGGCGCTTATTGTTCGCCAGCAGCGGCTGAAATTAAGCCTGTCCGGAAGGCTGGCGATAAAGGTGATTGCAGAGCCACCGGATAAGCGTCGTCGCGACCTGGACAATATTCTGAAAGCACCGCTGGATGCGCTGACGCATGCGGGAGTGCTCATTGATGACGAGCAGTTTGATGAAATCAATATTGTACGTGGTCAGCCAGTATCTGGTGGACGGCTGGGTGTGAAGATTTACAAAATTGAGAGTGAGTGAGCGTAAATATGATATATCCGGAAATTACAGGCAAAAGCGGCGAACATTTACGCCTGAACACGCTGGAAGCAGTCTGGATCCAGGGGAAATTACGGATGTGGGGGCGGTGGTCGTATATCGGTGGGGGTAAATCCGGAAATATGTTTAACCGGTTACTGGTTTCGAAAAAGCTGACGAAAACAGCAGTTAATGAGGTTTTACGCAGAATGAAGAAATCCGGGCTGGAAAAACCGGAACTTGAGGCATTTTTTCGGGATATGACAAGAGGAAAGCAGAAGAGCTGGTTGTCACATTGTACAGACACAGAGGCGTTGATTATTGATCGCGTTATCAGTGAGGTGCTTGGGGAATATCCCGGGCTAATCAATGTTCTCCGGCAAAGGTACGAAGGACGGGGAATGAGCAAACTGAAAATGGCCGAAAGGTTAAATGCAGATCATCCTGATTGGTCGTTGGTTACGTGCAGACGCCGAATTGATCAATGGTTGGGGGTATCTGAATTTATGTTATATGCCCCCATGCGCATGGCTTTTGTTACAGAGAAAAATGTTGCAAACTGATCAATAAACTGCTTCAATCCGTATAAGCTTCGCAAAGCTGTATCGCGAGGCGAAACGCAAGTTTTTTTCGCACAAGGAAGCCACCGGAAGGTGGTTTTTTTTGTGTCCGCGATATACAGTAGCGCAATAAATTCGCTGGTGGTTATTAATACCGTTCTTTCAGCTTGCTGGCTTTTTCGACAAGAGTTATTGGTGTGTCACGTTAACCGGAAAAGGGAAAAAGACATGCTAAAACAGCAGGATATGACAGAAACCGCCAGAGTGGTGTTTAATGAATTAAGCGTTACCGAACCGGCGACAGTCGGGGAGATAGCGCAGAATACTTACCTTTCACGCGAACGCTGCCAGTTAATACTGACTCAGCTGGTTATGGCGGGTCTGGCAGACTATCAGTTCGGTTGTTACAGACGCCTTCCGCAGTGAAGGCTTTTTTATTTGTGGTAAATGGGCGGCTGGTGGGTGTTAGGGGCACCCACCAGCCATCTGCTCATGCGTTGGGTTCACAAGCAAACCTCAGGCCCACTGCTTTGCGCAAAAGCAGAATGAGCCTATCAGAGACAGGCTTAATGATCCATGCTTAATACTGTAAAAATATCCAGTTGTAAGTTAATCAACGCTGATTGCCTGGAATTTATCCAGACCTTACCGGAAAACTCTGTCGATCTGATAGTCACAGACCCGCCATACTTTAAAGTGAAGCCCGAGGGCTGGGATAACCAGTGGAAGGGCGACGATGATTACCTGAAGTGGCTGGACCAGTGTCTGGCGCAGTTCTGGCGGGTGCTGAAACCTGCCGGAAGTCTTTACCTGTTCTGTGGTCATCGCCTGGCATCTGATATCGAAATCATGATGCGTGAACGCTTCAGTGTGCTGAACCATATTATCTGGGCGAAGCCGTCCGGACGCTGGAACGGATGCAACAAGGAAAGCCTGCGGGCGTATTTCCCCGCCACAGAGCGCATTCTGTTCGCGGAACATTATCAGGGGCCGTATCGTCCGAAAGATGCCGGGTATGCGGCGAAGGGCAGTGCACTGAAACAGCATGTGATGGCCCCGCTGATTTCTTACTTTCGTGATGCGCGTGCTGCTCTGGGGATAACGGCAAAACAGATTGCAGATGCCACAGGAAAGAAAAACATGGTGTCGCACTGGTTCAGTGCCAGTCAGTGGCAGCTACCGAACGAAAGCGATTATCTGAAATTACAGTCGCTGTTTGCCCGGGTGGCAGAAGAGAAACATCAGCGGGGTGAACTGGAAAAGCCACATCACCAACTGGTCAGCACATACAGTGAGCTGAACCGGCAGTATACGGAACTGCTGAGTGAATATAAAAATTTGCGGCGGTATTTCGGTGTGACGGTGCAGGTGCCGTACACCGATGTGTGGACGTACAAACCGGTGCAGTACTATCCAGGGAAACATCCGTGCGAAAAACCGGCAGAAATGTTGCAGCAGATAATCAGCGCAAGCAGTCGTCCGGGAGACCTGGTTGCAGATTTCTTCATGGGGTCGGGGTCGACAGTGAAAGCAGCGATGGCGCTGGGACGTCGTGCAACTGGCGTTGAACTGGAGACTGAACGTTTTGAGCAGACGGTGCGGGAAGTACAGGATTTAATCATTCGTAACGGATGAGATTGCGGAGTTAATCATGCGTCGTTATTATTCAGCAATCGGCCCTTTAGCTCAGTGGTGAGAGCGAGCGACTCATAATCGCCAGGTCGCTGGTTCAAATCCAGCAAGGGCCACCATCACATACCGCCATTAGCTCATCAGGAAAGAGCGCCAGCTTTCGAAGCTGGTTGCGCGGAGTTCGGGTCCCCGAAGGCGGTCCATTATCTGTATCCTGCGTTGTTAGCTCAGCCGGACAGAGCAATTGCCTTCTAAGCAATCGGTCACTGGTTCGAATCCAGTACAACGCGCCACACTTATTTTCCCTGGCTCGCTTTTGCGGGCCTTTTTTTTAAATATCTCACAATTCAGGCGGTTGACTGTTGTCTGGTTTGCGGGGAGTTTGTTAAAAGAAACTGGCATGGTGAATCCCCCTGTGCGGAGGGGCGATCAGCAACCAGGTATATGGGATAATCGCGGATTCAGGTGCTGATACTGAATTCACCGGGAGGCACCCGGCACCATGCTTTGCCACAAAAGTGTTGTTTCTGTTTTTCTCAAACTATCATCGTTATCCCTTTATTTCCGGCTGCGCATGGCGTGGCCTTTTTTTTACGACCAGCCACTGGCAGATGGCCATCCTGTAATTTGATTCCGGTTCCGGCTTTTTAACTCTGTTCCTGTACACGGGAGAAATTCGATGTCGATTAAACATTATGATGTTGTCAGGGCGGCGTCGCCGTCAGACCTTGCGGAAAAGCTGACACGCAAACTGAAAGAGGGCTGGCAGCCGTTTGGTAGTCCGGTGGCCATAACCCCTTATACCCTGATGCAGGCGATTGCAGCAGAAGGTGATGTGGTGGTCAGTGGTGCAACTGAGCCGGATTGGTACTACGTCATCGTACTGGCCGGGCAGTCCAATGCAATGGCTTACGGTGAAGGGCTTCCGCTTCCGGATTCATACGATGCTCCGGATCCGCGCATTAAACAGCTGGCGCGCCGCAGTACAGTGACGCCGGGTGGGGCTGCCTGCAGATATAACGATATTATTCCGGCCGACCACTGCCTGCATGATGTGCAGGATATGAGTACGCTGAATCATCCGAAGGCAGACCTGAGCAAAGGGCAGTACGGCTGTGTCGGCCAGGGCTTACATATTGCCAAAAAACTGCTTCCGTATATCCCGAATAACGCGGGGATCCTGCTGGTACCATGCTGTCGTGGTGGTTCGGCATTCACCCAGGGCGCGGAGGGGACATTCAGTGCG